GCGGTGAGGCCCTTCTCGGCGGCCACCTCGGCACGCCATCGGGCCTGCCGCTCCGTGGCGAGGTCCTTCTCGTAGGTCGCGAACCGCTCGTTGAGTAGGTCCTCGGCCGACTTGCCCGGCGGTGGGGCCTGCCCGCCCGCAAGGGCCGTCGCCAGGTCCTTCAGCGGGGCGAGTTCGGCCAGCTGCCGCTGCAGCTCCTCACGCGCCTTGCGTTCCTCCTGCAGCGCCTTCAGCCCGGGAGGGCCGAGCGGCGGATCAGCGGGAGGGCCGGCCGCCGGAGCCGGGCCAGGCGTCGGGGCGGGGTCCGTCGGCGGTGGGGCCGGAACGGGCTGGGATCCGCCTCGGATGGGGTAGATCGGGCGGCCGTCGCGGCGCAATCCGATGGCCGTAAGGCCAGTGAACGGGTGAACGGGCAGATTGGTCATCGCGACCTTCTGTCTGGCGGCCGGGCATCGCGCCCGGTCAGCGGATGTATCCGTGCAGCCTGAGCAACCTCAGGACGTCATCGCGGTCCGTCGCCTCGGCGAGGATCGATTCGGGCATCAGCCGACGACGCCGGCGTCCGGCTGCTTCGGTGGTGAACAGCAGACTGCGCTTGCCGACGGCCGCGGTGTACATGCCGCGACGGGCGTTGACCACGGCAGCCATGTCGGAGCCGAGCCGGATCGCCTCCGCGCCCGCCTTGCCGAACACCCGGTTCTGCTCGGCCTCGTCGAGGGCAGCGAACGCCAGGTCGGGGTCGGTACGCAGGTCGCCCGCGGTGTTCTCGCGGCCGGGGATGTGGATGCAGTCGCAGTTCGGATGCCGCTGGAAGCCTGTGTTGTAGGAGTACCAGCGGCCGGCCAGGATGATGCAGCGCGCGCACGTCGAGCCGACGATCATCCGCACGTAGCCGCTCGCGGCAGGTCGGGCCGCGAGTGCCACCTGATCGGCAACCCTGCCCGCGTCGGCGACCTGGGTGTGCCCGATCAGTTCGGCGGTCGCCCCACCTGCGGCCATGGCCCGGTCGATGGTCGCGCCCTGGGCGAGCGCCACCTTGGCGATGATGCCCGGCTGGGCGATCAGTGACGCCAGGTCCCGGCCGTCCGAGGCCACACCGGACAACGCCGACGTGCTGACGGCCCCTTCGGCGGCCGGGTCGATGCCCTGCTCGTCCAGTACCGCACTCAGGTAGGTGTCCGCCGAGCCTCCGGCGATCCGCTGGGCGCCGGTCAGCAACGCCAGCAGCGTCGCAATCCTGGACGACCACGATTCGGATATCCGTGCCGGATCGACCGCGGACCACGCTGAGGCGAACTCCGCACGGACCCGTCGCGCCAATGCCGCCCGGCTGCGGGCGTGCGCGCGGGCCACCTCGAGGATGGACACCGCCTACACCGCCGGCTCCACCGGAGGCTGCTGCTGCCCGCCGTTCGCGACGATCGCCATGAGCGGGTCCTGGGCCGCCAGCCGGGCGTCCTCCTCCTCCATGCGGGCGATCGACACCGGCGAGTAGCCGAGGTCCTCGCGCGTCTGCCGCAGCGGCACGATCGGCCGGCCCGGCGTCGAGAACAACTTCACCGCGGCGTCGGCCTTCTGCGCCACCGTCGGCGTCGACGCGTCACGCCAGGTCGTCTCCAGCCGCAGCAGCGCCGGATCCCAGTCGCCCTCCTGGAAGCGACGCACCAGCCGCATGACCTGCTCCCACGACCCGCCGAACGCTCGCTGCTTACGCTCCGCACGCTTGACCAGCCGCGACTCCGCCGACCGGATCGCGTCCGCGGAGGCCGGGTTGTCGGTCGCGTAGCCGAGATAGTGCGGTGGCAGGCCGGCTATCGAGGCGACCAGCTTCGCCAGCTGGTTGATGCTCTCGTGAAAGTTCGCCAGGCTCGCCGCCTTGAACTCGAACTCACGGCCGCCGCCGGCTTCGCCGTCCGGATCGACCGGGATCGTCAGGACGTGCTTCATGATCGCCTGCAGGGCTGTCATCGGGTTGCCGTCAGCATCCGACAGGTCGTCAGGGCCCAGGCCCCAGAAACCGCGCAACGGCAGCGCCACGAACTCGGCGGCGACCATCATGTCCGTAGCCAGCTTGTTCGCCGCATCGGACAGCGGCAGCACCGGCGACAGCTCCGACGCCCCGTACTGCACCCGAAAACCGCCAGTCACCGACCGGCGCGCCGACCGCAGCCGGGCCCTGTTCGTCAACGGCACCACCGGCACCACGCCCAGGCCGTATTCGTCGCGCCGTTCCTCGACCCAGCCGTCCGCCCACCGGAACCACACGGTCCGTTCCGGCAGATACAGCGTCGCGTACCGGTCCGACACCCGCGCCGTCGAACCCTCCTCAGCAACACGCCGCAACGCGGCCCGAACCTTCCGGGTCCGCGGATCCAGATCGGCGAACACCTCCAACGGCGACTCCACCGTCACCAGCGGCGTCGCCGCGTCGGCCTCATTCGACCCGACGCACACATACGAACGGCGCATCACCAGCGCATCCACATGCCCGAGCTGAGAAGTCTCGTCCAGGTCGTTGGCCTGCCACACCCGCCACAGGCCATCGTCGGCCTCATCGGCGTCCGGCAGCCGGAACCCCTCGACGTCGAGGCGCTCCTCCACACTGTCGACGACCAGCTGAGGCCAGCCGATGATCACCGGGGCAATCCGGTCCTGCACCTCACGGAAGATCTCCGGATGCATGTACGTCAACGGCTGGGTGCCCTCGTAGTAGCGGTCCAGGACCTCCAGTTCCGGAATCTCGGCGTCATGCCGACGCGACAGGTAGTCGACCCATTCCAGGTCGGAAGACGGCAGCGCCACGAGGTGTGCTCCTCTCAGCGCAGGGCGATCATCTTGCGGCGGACTCGGGGCTTCGGCCACGCCTTCGCCGCGGTGACGTCACCGGCGGCCTCGTCGGCAAGCGTCGACGACATCGCGCCGTCGATCTTCTGGGTCTGGCTGGGCTTGCCGAGGATGTACTTCTGCCCGGCCCGGGCCAGCTTCCGCGCGTTGCGGAAGTGGACCGCGATGGCCTCGTCGCCGTCGTGGGTGAACGTCGTGTCGGCCTTGACCACATCGCTGTGCATCCGCAGCAGCGCGGCGTGCATCTGCGTGATCCGGTAGGTCTCCCAGCCGACGAACACCTTCTCGCCGTACTGGGCGGCCAACTCGCCGATCTCCGTCTTCCAGCCGGGCGTGTCCAGGTAAACGCGCACCAGCTGGTAGAACTCGGCGATCTCATCCCACGCCGCCCGAACCTCCAGGCGCGGCACCTGACCGCCGTGTTCGGCCGGATTCCAGATACACGGCCGCCGGTCCGGGCCGTACGTCGGCGTGAACTGGTAGCCGTCCTCGGTCTGCAGCCGGATCACGGTCCAGTCGTCGACGTCACTGCCGTCAAACCCGCCGGCCACCGGCGTGCCCTTCGACACGACCCGCAGCGGCTCGCCCGGGTGCAGCTTCTGCCACGACCGGGCGTCCCACAGGTGACCTTCCAGCCAGGTGCCCTGGCCGTAGACCATGCGGTTGCCGAAGAATCGCTCGGCCTGCTCCGGGTCCTTCTCGGCGATCTCGGCCGCCTCGGCGTCGATCGCGTCCAGGTCGACGTGCGGCGACCCGGCGTAGTTGATCTGGTGGATCTTCCGCCGTTCCCGCTTGTTGCGGTACGACAGGTTGACCGGCGGCGGCTCGTAGAACTTGAACAGGTCCTCGGCCTGCGACTCCCACGAACGCTGCCCTACCGAGTCCTGTGACGGGTCGAAACAGTTCGTGGTCTCCTGCGCCCGGCCACCCATCCCGGCCAGGCCACGGCGCTGAGTCTCAGCAACCTTCCGCATGCCATTCGAGTCGGTGTAGATGCCCGTCTCGTCCTGCGGCACATACGTGACCGGGTTACCCAGCCTCGACTGGGCGTTCGCAGTGACGACGTCGATGCGGCCCTCGGCGCCGATCCGGATGAAACCCTCACCGACGCGCATCATGTCGCCGAGCGGCCCGAGCCGGATCATGTCCTGCAGCGGCCGGTAAATGTTGTCCGTCTGCGCCTCGGACGTCGCCGTTATCTGGATCAGCGGCGTCGGCCAGCGCATCCCCATCGGCTCGCCCAGCTCGTACGCGTATTCCCAGCCACAGCCGCAGCCATGGTCCGAGCAGGCGTACCCATCGCCCTTGCCGGCCCAGCCGCGGAACAGCGCCGGCCCCGCTCCCTCGAGGGCGCATCCGGTCGCCGACCACGGACCCTTGCCGACCTTCTGCGGGGCAATCACCAGCGACCGCCGGTTGTGGAACGCCGACGCGCGCAGCGGATTCTCCGGGTTCCACCTCGCGGTTTCTCTTACGCGGTAGTGGTTGGCCGTGCACCACAGCTGCCAGTCGTAATACCGGAACTGGCGGCCGCGGTGAAACCCGTCCGGCTGAATGCAGTGGGCCTCAACCCAGGCCGGGGCAATCCACAAGGTCGGCCACGCGACGACGTACCGGTCAGCCCCCATCGGCCGACGGCCGGATGACGGTCAGCCGGCCGCGCATCCCCGACGAGCTCGCGGCACGGCCGCGGCCGTCGGTGCCAGTCGGTGCTTCCGGCTGCGACGCGGGCGCCGCACCGGTCTGCGAGCCGATCTGCCACCGGTTGCGGGCCAGACCGGGCAGCGTCAGCCCCAGGCCCTCACCGAGCCGGAGCACATGGTTGCCCAGCGACGCGGTAGCACCCGGCTGCTCAACCTCGGCCAGCCGGCGAACATAGACCGCGACCTCAACGAGCTGCCCCAACTTCTCCCACTCGGTGGCCTGCGGCGTCTTCCACAGCCGCTCCCAGTGCCACAGCTCCCGCTCCGAAGCTTCGGGCAGCGGCCAGTCCGGCGCCGGCCCGGGTCGCCCGGTGACCGGCAGGACCTTCCAGCCCAGAACGTCGGAACGCTCGTTGCGGAGCGCGTTCGGATCCGGCGGCGGGCCGGAATTGGCGTGGCCTCCACGGCCCATATCGATCAACTCCCTCGGCCCGCATCGCGCGGCACCTCGGACGGTCTCTGCATCGCGCAGAGATCAGGTTTCATCCGACGAGCAGGAGCTGCTCGCCGCCGC